GAATCAGTCGGCTTGTCTTGCGAAAGCGTTAGCGATCCAGTTGACCAGAACGGCTGCGCACGCATAACGCTGCACAGGTCATTGACGAGCTTGTAAGCCTCGTACTGATTCTGGATTAAGACGTTGCAGCTAAAGCGTGCTTCTTCGCCGCCTTGACCATCATCAACAAGCTCATTGGCATGTTTGCTGGCAGCTAGAAACGCAAATTTATCAAGCTGTGCTTCTGCAACGTGATCGCCAAATCCATAACGTTTGTTTATCAACAAGTCATACAAAATCCAGGCCGGACAGGTAGTCCACTGTGCAGCGCCAAATGTGCCAGTCCAAGTGCCGCTATATGTCAGCCTGCCGGTAGCAGCGTCAACAGTTGCGTTATTTGGAATTTTGACCTTGATGCCGCGAATTCGATAAGAACGCGAAGGTATGTTGTTGAATTGCTCAGCAGAAAAACGGATGCCAGCCAAAGCACTGTTTGGATAGCGCAGTTTCTTGTAAATAATTTCGGTGTAGCTGCTCCAAAAAGTTGGATTGACATTTGTGTCACTGCTGTCTGCTGAGACGCGCTTAACGCGAATGTCAACAGGAAAATCGCCATCAAGGGTGATTAAATAATCTCGCTCATATTTGTCAGCAGTACGGCCATTGATGTCGGCATCTTTAACCTTGGTGTAACCGCCGCCGTTGTACTGAACTTCAATGTCAAGACTGACGCTGGTGCCAAGAACATCACCCTGCGCGTTTGACGCTTCTAAACGCGGTATCGCAATACTGACCCGGACTGCATCGACATTGGTATCAGTAATTTGACGGGTAACAGGCGTGGCTTGAACAACCTCAACGTTGACAGATTTGATGTCCTCGACAGCGTCAAAACCGTCGATATATTCCTGAGAGTTGGTGCCGTACCTTGTTTTTACAGTGACGCCTTTGAAATTGTAATCAATGTCGCTAAGGTCGGTTACATCTGCCCCAGAGCGAAGAATTGGCGTATCGGTTAAAAATACGTCCTTAAGAAGTGCTTTGTTGTAGTTATCGGTGCCACGTGTGTAATCACGTGCAGAAGGAAAGCCCTCAATCTCGCCTTCGCTAATTAGGTCAAGAAGGCTGGCATGTGCGCTAGACGCGAGGTTGTCAGCCTGACGAGTTGGCGTGCGAGCAGCAGGTGGCGCTGCCTGTTGAATAATCGTTTGCTGAATTACCGCTGCGCCACCGCCACTTGGGCTAGCACCACCGGCACCGATGATCTGCTTCTGTTGTTTTTCAGCCATCGTCAGATCGTGTCAACGTCGATGCCAGCAGAGATGACCACCGAGCCAACGATGGTTTCGCCATAAACCAAGGGTACGGGCAAACCCATGCGAGAGGTATTTTGAATCCCGCTAAAGCTGTACGACTCTTGCGGGTCCATTTCTGTGCCTTCAGTTGTCGTTTGACGAAAACCGCCTGTAGTTGAAGCAGGACCAACTTGACCAATCTGCGGCGTAGGCGAAAGCAATTGCGAAACGCCACCCAGAATCAAAGCTGCACCAACAGCACCAATCGCAACGGCTGCGCTTGCGCCAAGGACAAAACCCGTTGTTGCAGTTGCACCTAACGCACCAGCCGTAGTACCAAACGCTGAAGCACCTAGGCCAAGAAAGCCACCAGCCGCAGGGCCAGCAACAATCGCAAACGCAACCAACGCAACACCGGCCAAAATCTTGCCCGTGCCACCACCAGCGCCACCAAGCACAGGCACAATCTTGATGGTCTGACTAGCGGGGTAATGAATTTCGTCTAGCGCGGAATCGTGGCCATCCACAATCACCTTGTAATACTGATCAGCCATGTGCCGCTCAAGGCCAGGGAAATTGGCCAACAGCATGCGTACTGCTTCACCTGCAGTGCTGATTTCAGCCAAAAACTTACGCTGACCGACAAACTTGGCCAGAGGGCCGTAGAGCCTAACTTCTTTTTCCATGGCGCAGCACCCGTCCTGTGCATTTTAAAAGCCATTCGCCCAATAAATCTCTACTGCTTAAGCGGCCACGCAAATGATGCAGCACCATCTGATCGCCGATGTAAACGCCGACATGGTTGAGCTTGTTTGAATCGATGGCCATCAACATGGCGTCACCGGTCTGCATGTCTTTGATGTCTATTTCGTAAAAGCCAGCCTGTTCCCAGCAGCCATCAAACATGGGATTGGCGTTAAATTCATCGGGCGTCAACGGGCGATCCCAATCAGGCAAGTCAAGGCCCTGCTCGCCATACCAATCACGCACCAAAGTCCAGCAGTCAGATACGCCCCAAACCCACTGCCTGCCAATTAGCGGTGCCTTGTAACCCTCAGGTTGGCACTGCCCCCAAGTCTCAGTTTTGGGATTGACGATGTACCACGGCAGACCAGACTTCTCGCAAGCAACACGATCAGCTTCACTTGCAATTGGCGGCGTAACAGGATGACTGTGAATGACTGCTACGACTTCACCCTTGTCTTCAGCGGCAGCGTAGTCGACTGGATCAAGTATGAAAAACTCCGTAGTCTCAGCCAAGTTTTTACATGGCCAATACCGCTCGCGACCCTTGGCGACGATGAGCAAACCACATGACTCACGCGGATCTTCCGCCTTTGCGTGTTCAAGCGCCTTTGCTTTAGCGGCTGCCTTCATCCGTTGAATGCGCCAATACCTGGGAATGCCCCAAACGGTAGTGCGTTATTAGCGCCAAACCTGGCTTCGCAGCTACTTAGCTTTTTGCCACACACGTCATCAGCCACGTCATCAACTGATTCGTCGTTTTCGTTGAAATAATCAGTGCCGCTGTAACCACACTCAGAACCCTTGTAAATCCAAGGGCAAAGGTTTTGGCTGCAGTGACGCTTTGGCGCACGAACACCAGCAAGGTCAAAGACAGCAGCTAACTCAAATACAACTGCAGTTCTGTTTTCACTTACTTTGCGGGCAACATAATAAACTTCCTTAGGAAATTCCGCGGTTGTGTCCGGCGTGCCAAAAGGGTTATCACCGTCAAAGTTTGCATTATCGATATAGCGAACAAGAGTGCGAATGCGGGTAAATTTTGCACCCGTCAAATCATTGCCTGCCGTCGTTGTATTGACATCAAGCAGGATGGCACTGATAGCACCAAGCAGGTTTGACACGGTAATAGTCGGCCGTGGCAGTGTCCCGCTTTCAGCGTTGTATTCAAAACCTTCAACTTGAATTGGAAACTTGCTGTAGGTATTAGTAGCCCAAACAATGTCAGCGGCACCTACATCAGTGCTGCCCGCATGGAAGCGATAAGTAAAACTCTCTCCGTGTAAATTCTCGAATAGCTCCAGCTCAAACAGCTCAATAATGCTGCTTGGGTTAATTTTCTGTAGCTCAGAAACAGGAATAGCCATTACGGTTCAAATACCTGCTCAAAGGTGGCTGTGATGGTATTGATATCTGCGTATTGATGGGTTCTCTGCCAACTACGGCAAATCCACTTGTAAGTGCTTGTTTCGTCTGGCGGGCTCCAATCAAAGCTTGCGCCATCTTCTGCCCGCGCATCCAAAAACGTCTCAATCGTGTCGGCGTTGGCCTCAGTGATATTGACCCAAGAAAGCTGCCATTCTTTTGGGTTCATGTGGCTAGGGATGCCGTACAGCAACCGCTGCTGGTAACCGTCACCAAATTGAACCGTGCGCGTCCTAGGGGCGCTGCTCTTGCTAGCTCCGTAGCTTGCTGCGATGTCTGGGAAGGTAGCCATTAGGCAAGCAATCCTCCTGGGCGCTTCTGCTTAAGAATCTCTTGACGGACAGCGGAGCCAATGGCCTCGCCTAATTGCCGACTTTCGGCGGTGTCGCCTTGGGCCTGCGTTCCGCTCGCATCTACATTCACCACGATATTGCCAACGCCTGCAGAAGCCTCAACCCCAAGACGACCGCCGGGGCCACGCTTCAGAGGCATGATCGCTTCGGGGCCGGCCTCACCCATCAGGCCGAAACGCCCAACGCCGCCATTGGCGTAAGCGAACATCGTCGGCTTGTCAAAAATGCCGCCCTTGGCAAAGGGTGCAACGCCAAAGCTAGGGCTTGTCAAATAGCTAGGCGCAGGGCCTGGCGTGTAGGTGGTGCTTATGCCGGTCGTACCAGCTTGGAAGGGCGAACCGCCACCGCCCAAGCTTCTGATCATTTGCATGACGCCAGCAAGGATTGATTGTTGAACAATCATGCGAGCAGTGGCCTCAAGCACGCTGCGCGCAAAGTCTTGGAAATTGCCTTTGCCTGTGGTCACAAGGCTCACTAAGGAATCCTCAAGCGCGCCAAAAGCTGTCTCAGCAAGATTGGCAACGCCTTCGCGCAAAGTGCCAATCCCTTCTAGATAAGAGTTGGCAGCATCCTTGACCCCATCGAATGCGGTGGCCTGTTCTTTGACTGTTTCAACAACCTCAAAACTGACGTTCACAAAGGCCTTAGAAGCCTCAGCCACTTGGTTGAGCTGCTTCTGGTATTCCTCAGCTGCCTTTTGCTCAGGCGTCTTTTTAACTGCAGTTGTACGGCCTGCAGTTGGCGCAACGGGGGTAAAGAAGCTTCTGCCGCCGCCGCCGTAATCAGTGCCTTTTTCTGATGTGCCATAGAGCAGACGGTCATATTGCTTTTTATTTTTCTTGGCTCGATCAAAGGCCCCTTGATAAGCCTTGACTACTTCATCAAAAGCGCCACTGAAGTCACCCCTTAAAACCTTGCCGATAACGCTAAAGCTTGTGACAAGGCTGCGAACCAACTCATCCACAAGATCAATGAGGCTCTTGATG